AAGTCGCGGCAAAGGCTTTTAATGAAACAATGAGCCAAGACCTGACAGGACGAACCGCAATAAAAAACATTAAAAAGATTATTACAGCAATGGGGAGGCCAAGCCCTGGGGCTAAATCTATAGCGGGGGGAGGTATTGCAAGCACTTTTAACAAAAAAACAGGAGGCCTAGGAACTACCACAACCACGCCAACGAAAAAGAGCAGCACGAGCGTGGACGGTATAAAGAGCGGGCGCCCTACTCATATAAATATAGACATAGGGAAACTTATTGAAAATATGACAATTACAGCCACGGACGTGGAGGACCTTACAGGAAAAATAAAAGACCAAGTGGCGCAGGCTTTATTTAGTGCGGTAAACAATGTTAACAATATAGCGGGAGTTTAATTATGGCAATAAGTGAATATAACGTAGGACTTGCAAGCTTTCCCAGGGACGTAGCAAAAGATTTTCCAAAAGTAAAGCCCTCTTTAGTTTTAAAAGGTTTCGGCTTACAAGCGTTAAAAACTAAGCTTTACAACTTTGGCGAGGAGGAAGCGGACACACAAAGGGGGGTTTCTTATTTGGGTACGCCTGTTTTTATGAATATCGAGTTTAACCCTGGGGCCTATGTCGATAAGAAAAATAATACTATTGAATACGGGCAACTTTTTACAAACACCGCCGACGACTCAGGGTTTAAAATTGATACTGTACTTTGTGATGTTACAATTACAAAGCAAATTATTACAACAAACATACAGGGGGTGAATGGCTCAGTAAAAGAATACATTTCACAAAACGACTACGAAGTAACAATAAGGGGCGCACTTGTAGACGAAAGCGGGCAAAGATACCCCGAAGAGCAAGTATTGCAACTCGTGGAATATTGCGAAGTCCCTGACTCAATACAAATATTCTCGAGGTTTTTAAATGATAATTTTAATATCCAGTATTTAACTATTCAAAGCGTAAATTTACCCCAAGTAGAGGGCACGGAAAATGTACAACTTTTCGAAATAAAGGCAATTAGTGACGATCCTATTGAGTTAACAATAAACGAAATTAATTAAATGTTAAGGCTTGACAGCGAAATAAAATTAAACACGCAAATTTTTACTTTTTGCCACGAGGTTACAATTGACTCGAGTTACGACAACCTTTTGGACTCGGGAAAAATTATAATACCCAAGCGGATCAGATACGTTGACCAGGACGGCCAAGACGTCCCAAACATAACAAGGGGAACAAACGCACTTTTTAAAGCTGGCGACGCCGTGGAGGTTTCCGTTGGTTATAATGCAAATATTACTAAATTTTTTACGGGGTTTATTAAAAGCGTTAAAACTAAATTTCCTATCCTTTTCGAAGTTGAGGACCAAGTATACAAATTAAAAAAGAATAGGTTAAACTTAAGTTTAGACAACCCTAAATTAAGCGAGCTTTTAAAAAAAATTATTCCTGAGGGGATAGCCTACGAAATAACGGCCGAGCAAAATTTGGGACAGTTTAGAATTAAAAATGCAAGCACGGCGGCAGTACTTGACGAGCTACGCAAAAACCACGGTATTTTTAGTTTTTTTAGGGACGGCGTTTTATACGTGGGCCTCAGTGTAAACCCGAGTTTACAAAAAGTTAACCGCTTTGAATTTAACACGCCCAGTTTAATAAATGGGGACAGCCTTAAATTTATAGACGAGAGCGAAAGAAAAATAAAAGTTATTTGTAAAAGTATAGACAATAAAAATAACACTTTAGAGGCCACGGCTGGGGACGAGGACGGGGAAACAAGAACGCTTTATTTTAATAACTACAGTTTAACAGATTTACAAGCCACGGCCGACCGCTTAAAAGACGAATTAAAATACTCAGGTTACGAGGGGAACTTTACGACTTTTGTAAGCCCCTTAGTAAATCACGGCGACATAGTGGAACTTGTAAACAGAACTATTCCCGAGCAGTCGGGCGCCTACTTAGTAACTAGGGTTTTAACTCGTTTTGGTTACAATACAGGGGGGCGGCAAAGAATATACATAAAACAAAAGGTTTATGACCTCATAGAGGACGCAAACGGCAACTTTATACAAAAACCATTAGGGGAATGAATACGCAAAACATAGGCGACTTAATTAAACAACTTGCAGCAAATAGCGAGGAGGTTTACTCTTTGCCCTGTAAAGTCGTATCTATTGACTCGGACAACCTGGCCGAGCTTGAGCCTTTAAATGGCGATCCTACTTTATTAGCGGTGCGCCTTATAGCTGGGGAAAGTGAAACCCCGCTATTAATAACCCCTGTTATTGGCTCGGCGGTAATTGCTACCTTTTTGAGTCGTAATACGGCTTTTATTTCGCTATACTCAGAAATTGAAAGTGTAGAAATAAGAGGGGGCGACTTTGGGGGGCTTATAAAAATAGAGGAGGCCGTAAGCAAATTTAACAGGCTTGAAAACAAAGTAAACGACTTAATAACAAAGTTTAACAGCCATACCCACCTTTATGCACCTGGGCCGAGTGCACCAATACCAACGGCGCCAACGGTTACCCCTGAGGTTCCAATTGTCCCAACGACTTTAAAAAGTGATTTAGAAAACGAAAACGTAAAACATGGCTAAGGTAAAAGACATAAAACTAACAGCGACGGCCTCAGGAGTGGACGAGCTTTTTATTGATCCAAACACGGGGGACTTTTTAGCGGCTGAGAGCGACACGCAACACGTTAAAGACTTAATTTTTAGCTTTGCGGGTTGGTATAAAGAGTTTCCTACTTTAGGCGTGGGAGCTCAAAAGTACGTCAGCAGCTCAGGAAATTTACAGCGGTTAAAAAGTCGTATTCAAATTGCACTCAAGGCCGACGGCTACAAAGCGCAAAAAATAGCGGTGCAAAATAAGCAAGTTTTTGTTACTGGGGAACGTATAATAAAATAATTATGGAAGAGTATAAAACAATAGAGGGCCAAAATATTTTTGATTTAAGCAATTTACTATATGGAAATACGAGTAATTTAGTTAAATTACTAACGGACAACCCCGCGCTTGGTTACGTGGCAAATAATATTCCAGCGGGAACGGTTATAAATTACGAAAAACAAAAGGGAAATAATATAACAAACTTTTATATAAGCGAAAGCGTAAAACCAGGAACCAAAGATATAACCACGCCTTTACAGGGTAACGGTTTTACGGGCGGTTTTGATTTTACAGGGTTCAACTAAAAAAATTAAATTATGGCAGTAAATAAAAGTAAAACGGACTTATTAAGCCAAGCGGCCACAACTTTGGCCGACAATACAACCCAGGCAATAAGCCCCCAGGACGTGCGAGAAATGGCCGAAAACTTGGCCGAAAGTAATTTTAACAAAACAACGGATAACGCTTTAGTAGGTTTAAAAGCTTACGACTCAGGCGTAATTTATAAAGTTAGTCAGGGGGTAAATTATAACGGCTCGTTATACTTTGCCAATAAGGACACAACACCAGGGGCTTTTAATACAGCCGACTGGGATCTTTTTGCTGAGCAGTCAAATGTAATAATAAGCGGTAAAAAAGCAAGCGCGGGAACGATAGCAAAGGGAAAGCCTGTTTACTTAGTAGGGTTCGACAATGATTTACACACCGTCGAGGAGGCCAACGCGAGCGCAGCGGGCACAACCCCTGTTATTGGGTTCACGGCTGAGGCTTTCGACGCCTCAAGTAGTAAAAGCATTATTACGTTTGGAAAGCTTACAGGAATTGATACAAGCAGTTTTAGCGTAGGGAACGACCTTTATTTGGCAACCTCAGCGGGAGGGCTTACAACCACGAGGCCAACGGGGGGTAGTTCAATTATTCAAAGGATAGCCAAAGTTTTAAAAAGCCACGCCAGCACTGGCGAAATATTAATTTACAACACGGCACGAGCGGCGGGCTTGCCAAACATAGCCCAGGACAATGTATGGATAGGCGACGCAAACGGACAGCCTCAGGCGGTTAACAAAAGCACGCTTGCACCTACTGACGCGGAAATAGAAACAGCATATAATAACCAAGTGGCCGAGGTTACGCAAAGCGAGGCCGAGGCGGGAACAGTTACAACGGTAAAAAGGTGGACACCGCAAAGAGTAAAACAAGCAATTGACGCGCTGGCTGGAAGTGGGGCGGCGACTGTTTACACGTCAAACGGCTCTTTGTCGGGTAACAGGGTTATAACGTCAAGCGGTAACACTTTAATATTTGATTCAAGCGCCTCTTATGTTGCAGATCCGTTTAAATTTCAAACTTACCCGTTTGGGGGGACTGGGACAAATCCATATTTAAAAATCAAAGCCTATGGAGAAGTTGAAATACGGTCAAGTTTAAATGATATTTTTAGGCTAAAAGACGGGGGCGGGGGCGATAAATTTAAGGTAAATTCAACACAAACATCTATTTACGGGAATTTATTAGTTACAACGACATATTTTAAAATGCAAAGCTCAACCCAGGCTTTGAAGTTTACAAATACATCGACGGGTAATTTGACGCACGAAATACAAACAGACGGAGGGGGCGCACCTGTTAAAACTAAATTTAATATCATTGGCGGGACATCTCAATTTATTGTTGGATCAAGTGCAATAATTGGAAACGAAAAAATAAGCTTACAAGGACACACCTTAATAAAAGGCGAAAACACCCTTTCGACCTCCTCAGCTTTACAAATTTACGACGGGGACAGCACGCCCGCAGTTTTGTGGGACTTTCGCAATAATGGGGACTTATTAAAGGGGGACACTATTTTAAAAGTTGGAAATAGTAACGTAATTACGGGAAGCGGAACCCATAGATTTATATTTGGAACAGGAAACGACATCAACGGGACGTCTAAAATATGGCAGTTTTGTGTTGGAGTTGACAACGAATTAAGCGGAAGTAATCACGGAGCTTTTGGACGATTAAACACAACAACGGGGCTTGGAACACAATACGCTTTTGGAAGCAAGAACCAATTAAACGGAAGTTATGTTTTTTCATTTGGAGGCGACAATGTAAACTCAGCGAATTTTACTAATACCTTTGGAATGGCAACAAGCGCGACGGCAATTGGTGCGATAGTAATTGGTTACGGTGACTCAACAAACTTTAATAATAAACTTGTAAATAACACCGCCAACAGTTTGGCTTTAGGTTGGAACACAACGACACCCACGTATTTATTCGCGTCAACAGGGGCCACCGTAAAAGTGCCTTTGGATATGGATAACAACCGTATTACAAATGCGGTAGTTAATCCAAGCGTAAACGAGGCGGCAAGCTCGGCAACTTTTACAATAAATGCAGACGAGCAAACAGACGGCGTTTTAACAGCTATGAGCGCAGCTACGACAATAGCAGCGCCGACAGGAACGCCCGTACAAAGTCAAAGTCTAGTATTTAGATTTAAGGACGACGGAACGGCCAGGGGTATAACTTGGAACGCTATTTTTAGAGCCATAGGGGTAACCTTGCCAACAACAACGACAGCAAGCAAGCTTTTGTATGTTGGTTGTAAGTATAACAGCACCGACACTAAATGGGACGTAGTAAGCGTACAGGAAGAAGCATAAAAACTAAAAATTAATAGTTATGATAAAAAATAAAGAATATTACCAAATCGATGGCGAAATAATGGCCGACTTTGGAACAACGGTAACAAACCCAATTGTTAAAATTGCGGTTTCTAGTATTGGCGTGGAAAGCTCAGGGCTTTTAAATTGCGAGTATAATATATATTCAAGCGCCGAGGCTTACACGAGTGGAAAATACTTTTTTAAGGCTGAAAAGGACGATAAAAGGCTAATTAACTTTACTTACGAAGTGGCGGGCGTTCCTGACTGGGGAATAAAAACCTATAAAGAGGACCAGTGCAAAATAATTGCGGACACTTTCGGGCTTGAATTGGACAAAGTTACTTTAGTGGAAGAGGAAACCGAGGAAACAGAATAATAAAATGGTAATAATTAGCAAAATTGAACTTGAGGGGGTTGACTCGTTAAAATATACCGACGTCGGATTTACAACGGACGAGGCCGTAAAAAATGAAATTAACGAGGGTTTCGACGCTACCCTCGGCAAGTTTTTAGGCGAGAACAGGACAAAATTAAACTTGGGGGAAGTTAGCGTATCAACTTTTTTTGAGTCTACGGACTACGTAAACGAGGCCCGCACGGAAGTTGACACCGTGGAGGGCTTGGACCTTGTAGAAATAACCAACGTAAACGACCTTTAAAATGGCAGCACCCACGAAAGGAAATACAACCAACGCAAACCCAACGCCAGGGGCTAACTTTTACCAATTTAGCCACAACCAAAACACGGGTAATAATAGGCTTTTAGTGGTTATGTTTACAATGAGTAATTCAAGGACTTACAGTAGCGCAACATATAACGGCTCGGCTATGACTCAGCTATACCAAATTAACAGAAATGGCCTTTCGCAGCGTATGGCTTTTTTTTATTTGGTAGATCCGCCAACGGGAAACAACACTTTACGGGTAAATTTTAGCGGGAGCCAGTGGAACCCTATAAGTGTACACGCTCGAAGTTTTACAGACTCGGGAGGTGTTGGCAATAGCTCAAGGACTGGGGGGCAAACAACGCCAAACACGCAAAACTTAACGGTTTCCCAGGACTCTTTAATATTGGCCACGGCTTGCAGTATTAACGCAATAAGCACTATTCAGATTCCACAGGGAACAAATAGGACGTTTACAACACACAACACAAACCGCCAAGTAGGAACGGGAGCAATAACCGCCGACGCTGGCCACAGTGCGGGAACTATAAGTATTAGAACAACCTCAACTAGTGGCAGCGTAACAAATGACCGAACCGAAATAAAAGGGCTGGCAAGCTCAGGAGGAAGCGGGGGCGACTTTTTTTTAATAATGTAAAAAGAAAATGGAAAAACTTATTTTATTAGACGCGGGACACGGCGGCATAATTAACGGGCAGTATGTAACGGCTCCAAAAAAAATGTTTGTTTTTCCTGACGGTTTCACAATATATGAGGGCGTATGGAATAGGCTAATAGTTGAGGGTATAAAAGAAGCGTTAAAAAGTGCGGGGGTAAAATTTGACGACATAGTAAACAGCCAAAAAGATATACCATTAAAAAACAGAGTGGACAGGGCTAACAGACTGGCAGCGGAAGCGGGGCCAGGGAATACCCTGTTTATTTCGGTCCACGCAAACGCGGGGGGCGGTAATGGTTACGAGGTTTATACAAGCAAGGGCGAAAGCGACAGCGACAAAATAGCGAGTAATTTTATGGAGTTTATGGCTGAGGCTTTCCCAAGCCATAGGGGGCGAAAGGACACCACAGACGGGGACAGCGACAAGGAAGCAAATTTTTATGTTTTAAAGTATACCATTTGCCCCGCAATATTAACAGAAAGTTTTTTTATGGATAATTACGAGGAGGCACAAGAAATGACCACGCCCGAGGCTATTAAAAAAGTCGTTCAAGCGCATTTAAGGACAATTTACGCTTTTTGTAATGCTTGAGGAAGTAACGCCGCTCGACTTTGTGAGCGCCTGGGACTTTTTACTAATCATTTTAGCGGCAACCGTGCGGCTGTTTATAGTCTTAAGGTATAAAGCCATAAAAATGTATAAAAAGGGGCAAGCGTTCGACATTAAAAAATACTTTGATCAAAAGCACTTAATTAGATGGATAGGTCATTATTTTACGGCTTTAGTTTTATTGCTCGTATTACCCGAAATTTTTTTGTTAATTTTAGGCCCGAGATATTGCCCCGAGTGGGCTATGTGGTCTTTTACTTACGATTTTATACTCGGTTTTTTAGGCTACGACTTTATAAAGTGCGTCGAAAGGCTTATTTTACCAGTAATTAAAAAATATTATAACTTTAAGAAATGATAAAATTTAAAAAATTTACGGAAAGTTTGACAAAAGTAATTCCAAGCTTTTTACAGGACCACGATAAAAAACTAAGCTCGAAGCGTATTTTTAAGCTTGGCGGCGGGGGTTCCTTGATTTATACAGGAATTGAATTTTTAAACCAGGCAGCCGACGAGCAAAACACAATTGCGCTTTATAGTGGTATTGGTTGCATTTTAGTGGGGACTTTGTTGGCTGTAGGGCTGAGCGAGAAAATTAAGCAAGTGCAAATAAAAGATAAAAACGACTTGAAAGGCTGAGCCTTTCACTTTTTTAGGGGGAAGTAAAAAGGGGCTATATTAGCCCCTTTTGTTTTTTGCTTTTACTTTCATTGCCACAATCGCCAAAGCAATAAAAACAAAGCAAATTTTTAAAATAATTTGTTCCATTTTAAAACATTGGATTTTTTAAGCCTCGGGAGCGGTAAAAGTGAAAATTAAAATACGCTTGGGCCACCTCGTCCAATATTAAGCCGTAGTTTTCTATTCTATCCAGTATATAAATTGGATCGCTTTCAATGGCTTGGGCGTAGTCATAATCTTTGTAAGTTCCTTTTTCTATTTTGTCGTTTAATCTTTTGGGGGCGGGGTTCATGTTTTTGCGTTTAATATTTGTTTTATATGTTGTTTTGTATTTTCCGTAAAGCCGTCATTATCAAGGAGCCATTTGCAGTAGTTACGTTGAGAGGTTACGGCTTTGTTTTTATGCTTTCCAAAGCTAAAAACGGGCGTGCCTTTTTCATTTTCAACGATGCAGCCTAATATATCAATTTTTTTAGTTTTTCGGGACATTTCGGCCAAGTTTTTAACCGTCGGCCCCTCTAAATTATGGGCGTTTATTTCGCCTTTATGCTCGTCGATAATAGCCTCTAAAACCTCTATAGTGGCCTTTGCGTCGGCGTCGGCTTTGTGGGCCTTTAATTGCTTGCCGCAATAGTCGGCGTAAGCTTGCGAAAGCGTGCGAGGGTTAAACTTGCAATAGAGGTTGAACACGTCGATAAATTCAACGTCGTTGAGTGCGTCGTAAATTTCGGCACGTTCAAAGGCTGTTTGTAAAAATGGAACGTCGAAGCGGTTTGAATTGTAGCCCACTACGTCGCAGCCTTTTATAAATTTGGCTATTCCTGGGGCCATTTCCTTAAAGGTTTTGGCGCCCTTTACGTCCTCGTCAGTTATGCCGTGAATGGCCACAGCCTCAGGGGGTATTTTAAACCCTGGGTTTACGTAGCGGACCACCTCGAGGGGCTTTTTATTCGTGCCAGGGTATTTTTTTATAATGGCTATTTGAATAATTCTATCTTTTTGGAAGTCTAGGCCCGTAGTTTCAAGGTCAAAGACAATAAGGGGGCGTTTTAGTTTTATCATTTTTTAAAGTAATTTATTAATCCAGTCTTTTAAATATTGCGTGTTATAATTTAAAGAGCCTTTAAACTTATCGTAAACAATATTTAAGGCTTTTTTATAGCCTCTTTCGTGGGCTTTTAAATTTTCCTCATTAACCTGACGTAAAATTTTATTTACGTAGTCGTTCGTAATTCCAGCATCTTGTAAATTTAAAATTAGCTCAAGGGCTGTTTTTTGATTTTCCATAATTTAAAAAGTGTTTATTATATAGTTTAATTTTTCTATAGTTGTTTTATTTAGTTGTAAGAAGTCAGCCAGGCCCAAAATTTTGCGGGCGTCAGCTTTGGCCACTCGGCGCATTTTTGGAACGCTGTAGCTTTTACCGTCCACTATTACCGTGGCCACTGAGTCGTGAAGTAGTATTTTTTCGTCTATTACGCTTAGTACTTGTATTGCTTTCATATACTTGCTTTTGCCTCGTCAATTAATAAGTTTATTTCGTGTAAAAGATCCTCATTGCCTTTCGCTAAATCTAAACAGATAAAGCGCACGGGGAAAAATTCCCAGCGGCTTACTTTTTGGCCCTCTTTTAAAAGCTTATTTAAACGCTTGGCCTTTGCGTTTCTATTTTCCCAGCTTGGGGGGGTAAATTGATTTTCCATTTTGCTAATATACAACCGAGGAGGACTAAAACAAAACTTTTTGTATTAACAATTTTGTGTTGAAAAGTTTGTATAAAATATTTTGTATTTTGCCCGTAAGTTGTCTTAAATTAGCGGAATGGAAAACACCGAAATAAACGAACTATTTGACGAGCTAAAAAGCAACTATGTAAGGTTTGAATTAATCAAATTTGATACTATGCGCCGTTTAGTTGTTGCCTTAGACGATCAACAACTATTAAAAAGTTTAACAGATACTTATATAAGTAAAAAGCCCGTAAATTTTAAGCTAATTAAAGAACTTAATAATTTTACCGAGAAATGAATAAATTAAAATTAAATTTATTTATGGGGCTTTTAATTTTATTCGCTTTGTTAATCTCAGGTTTACACTATTTAGAAAAATTTTACTTATACATTAAAAAAAAATGGAGGAAAAAAAAATAAGCTTTAATAATAATAATTTTACTTTGTGGAAAGTAAACACAAAGCCGCTATTTATTAAAGGGAAGTTAAAAGGCTTTAAAATTAAAAATACCTTTATTAAGGAAATTACAAACGAGAT